AGCCGCAGGCAAAGCCGGCGCTGCACTCACTGCTGTCTGGGCCAAGGGTGGGTCGCCAGCTGGACTCACACAAAATATCAGCAACTTGGCCAAGTCAGGTCAATTGGCTGTGAATTTTACTGATCTCAAGGTGCCTAATAATTTAGCCGGTGAAAGATCAGCTCCCAAGGCCACTAACACAGTGAATAGACAGGTGCTTAATCAGGCTTTCACACAGTTTATTGGCAATGAAAAAGTTCCTGTGGTAGAGTATGGACAAGATCAGCCCGAGTCAGCCACACAAAGCCGGGCTCCAAGTGCTGCTGCTACTCCTGCGCCTAGACCTAGATCACCAGAAGCAGCTATCTTAGAAGGTCAAATTGAAGGCAAAGAAAATGGACAGCGATCTCGACGAGAGCAGTTGGCCAGAGCCGAAGCACAAGGCGACGCCAGTGCCATTGCCTACTGGCAACAAAAAATTGCAGAAGCTGACAGGGAAATCGCACAGTTGCGAGCTCAGCTGGCTCGCCTAGGGTAAATACTAGACCATGGCTACATTTATTGGATTCAGCACTCAAGGACAGCGCAAAAAATTCACTTTGGTTGATGAAGAACTCATCAAGCAAGATCTTATCAATGCGTTTAACATTCGTCAAGGCGAATTAGTTGGGCGTCCTGATGTGGGCACTGCTGTATGGGACTTTCTATTTGAATCGCAGAGCATTGAAACTGAAAATGCTATTGTTCAAGAAATACAGCGAGTAGCAGGCGGAGATCCAAGACTCAAAATATCTGCTGTGGAAATTTTCCCTCAGCTCAATGGCATCCTTGTACAGGTTCAAATACAGTTTGTGCCCAGTACCACAGTAGAACGTTTATCCTTGTTTTTTGACCAAGAAACCCGAAGAGCCAGCTTCATTTAACCGCGTGGTTTATACGCCAATAAATACCAAAATTGAAAAATTATGGCTATAACCACTAGACAAACTGCTATTTTTGGCGTAGAAGACTGGAAGCAACTTTACCAGACCTATCGCGAGGCCGACTTTCAAAGTTATGACTTTGAGACTCTGCGCAAGAGCTTTGTTGATTATCTAAGGCTCTACTATCCAGAGACATTCAACGATTACATTGAAAGTTCAGAGTTCATTGCGCTCTTGGACGTCATGGCATTCATGGGCCAGAGTCTGGCGTTCCGTGCTGATCTAAACGCTCGCGAAAACTACATTGACACTGCTGAACGTAGAGACAGTGTGGTGCGACTGGCCAACTTGGTTAGCTACACCGCCAAGCGCAACTCGCCTGCTGAGGGTCTGCTCAAAGTCACTTCAGTGACTACCACTGAAAATGTGCTGGATTACAACGGTGTGAATCTCAGCAACATCACTGTGAACTGGAATGATCCTACCAATGGTGATTGGTTTGAGCAGTTTATCACCATTGTGAATTCTGCCTTGGTTGACACACAGCGTTTTGGTCGTCCTGGTGCTGATCAAAATCTGCTAGGCATTGACACTCAAGAATACACACTAAACATCACCCCAGGTTATCTGCCAGTGATTCCTTTCACTGCCACTGTTGATGGCATCAACATGCCATTTGAAGCAGTGAGTGTGACCAGCGCAGGACGTGAATATCTATACGAACCTAGCCCACGCCCCAACGGTGCATTTAACATGCTGTACCGTAATGATCAATTGGGATTTGGTTCACAAAATTCAGGATTTTTCTTTTACTTCAAGCAAGGAAATCTATTATCAGCTGATTTCAACTTGCCAGAGCGTGTGACCAATCGTGTGGTCAATGTCAACATCGAAGGTATCAATAACGAAGATCGTTGGCTGTATCAACTTGATGATATTGGCAGCGTGTCTGAAGAGTGGCAGTATGTAGAATCAGTTTACACCGCTGCTGCCGAACAAGATGTAGGCACACTACGCAAGATCTATTCCACAGTCAGCAGAGTCAACGATCAGATTTCATTGACCTTTGGTGATGGTGTGTTTTCAGCCATACCAGTTGGTACATTCAGAGCCTATGTACGTTCATCCAACGGACTTGAATATGTGATCAATCCCAGTGAAATGGCCACGATTGCATTGCCTATTAACTACGTGAGTCGCACTGGACGCATTGAAACAATCACTTTCACAGTGGGCCTTACTGCGCCTGTGAGTAATTCTCAAAGCCGCGAACTACTGGACGAAATCAAACAACGAGCTCCTGCTAGATACTACACTCAAAACCGCATGGTCAACGGGGAAGACTACAACCTGTTTCCGTTTACCTTGTACAATAGCATTATCAAGAGCAAGGCTGTAAATCGTAGTGCAATTGGTACTTCACGATACCTAGAACTAGTAGACAACACCAACAAGTATGCTAGTACTAATGTGTTTGGCAGTGACGGTGGTCTTTACAAAGAAAACACCTTGCCTACATTCCAGTTTTCTTGGTTCACAGTCAACGACATTGCGGACGCTATCACAAACAAAGTACAACCAGGACTTAAAACGCCTGGAGTTTTACAGTTTTACTATGCAAACTTTATTAGACCGTCGCTGTCTGCACTGTCATTGTCTTGGAATCAAAGCACTGCGTTGACTAACCAGTGTACAGGTTTTTTTGTTGACAACAACAATGACCCTGTGTCAATTGGCTCATTCAGCAGCAGCAACGCCAAATACATTGTGCCTGCTTCGTTGGTAAAATTTGAAGCCCCAGATGGATTTTATTTCAATCAATACAACAGACTTATATCTGGTCTGCCTACAGTTGACACAGACAAAACTGTGATCTGGACCACTGTGACTGCGGTGGTACTTGATGGTACCAACCAAGGGCGAGGAAATCTTGACGATGGCACTGGCCCTGTGGCCTTTAACACATTTGTACCAACTGGTGCAGTGGCCACACAAGTGATTCCGATTTTCATCACTGATCTGCCCACTGCGCTGGTTGTGAATGTAATTGAACAGATTCGACTTTATCGCAACTTTGGTCTTGGTTTCAACAACCTTACAGGCGAATGGTATTTGATCGGGCAAAGCAATCTTGATGCAGACAGTGCATTTAGTTTGGTTAATCAACAAAATACATCAGGCGCTAATCTTGACTCAAGTTGGCTGGTAAGATTTACCACAGATGGCACACAGTACAATGTAAGTACTCGCGAATTATCATACTTTTTTGCGTCGGTGTTGCAAACAAGATTCTTTTTTGAATCTGGATCAGCAATCTACGACAGCAGACTTGGTACAGTGATCAAAGATTTTATCAAGGTCTTGAAATCTAACAGTTTGCCTGACAGTAACTCTCCACTGCCGTCTGATGTTGAAATGCAGATTATTGGACAGCCAGAAGAAAGTGATGGCTTTGTTAATGATTTCCAAGTGATAGTTAGTTTTACTGACAGCGATCAAGATGGATCTGCCGACAATCCTGATTTCTTTGAAGAGATTGTAGGACCTGATCCTGCACCAACTCAAGCAGGCAATCTTGTGTTTTTAGAAGCCACAGTGGACTTTAACGATCTACAACGATACCTGCTGGTAGAAGAAGGCAGAGTGAACTATCAGTATGGCACCTACGCTGAAGTAGAAACCTACAAGTCACAGTATCTTGACGGGCAAGTGTTTTACACTTATCTAGAAAAAGAATTTTGGAGACTGGTCATTGACGTAACTGGCACTCGCACCTTGGTGCAGAGCAATGAATTCTTGGCACGAATTGGCCGACAGAATCTTTACTATCAGTATCGTCATAACAGTCTGCTGAGCAATAGAATTGATCCTTCTATAACCAACATCATTGATGTGTATGTTGTGACTCAGGACTATTACATTGCATATCAGAATTATATCAAGGACAGTACTGGTACTGTGCCCGAACCTGCTCAGCCCACAATCAATGAATTGACCACTCAGTTTCAGCGACTGCAAGACTACAAGATGTTGAGCGACAATGTTATCTTGAACAGTGTGACATTCAAGCCATTGTTTGGTAACAAGGCCACAACTGACCTAAGAGCAACCATAAAAGTGATCAAGGCCGCTAACTCCACTGCCAGTGTGAGTGAGATCAAAAATGCAGTGGTACAAAGTCTAAATGATTATTTTACAATTGACAAATGGAACTTTGGCGACACCTTTTACTTTTCTGAATTGTCAGCTTACATTCACAAAGAAATTGGCACCTTGGTAAGTTCAGTGGTGCTGGTTCCTGTGAACCCACAAAAAGCCTTTGGTGACCTATACGAAATACGTTCAGCACCAAACGAAATCTTTGTCAACGCTGCTACTGTAGCAGACGTCGAGGTAATCGATGCGTTGACCAGTACGAATCTTCGTACAGCGCCTGGTAGTGGAGTAATTTAATGGCTCAAGTTCGTTCGGTTGACTTTTTACCGGAAATTTTTCAGACCAAGACCAATAGACAGTTTCTTGGAGCAACACTGGATCAGCTGATTCAGGAACCTGCACTGAAAAAAACACAGGGTTTTATTGGTAGAAAAATTGGACCAGGCATCAATCCAACTGCTGCTAGGTATGTGGTTGAACCTACCAAGGACCGTGTTAACTATCAACTTGAACCAGCTATCACTATCAAGGTTCCCGACACTGACACAGTTATAGACGCAATTACCTACCCAGGTATTCAAGATGCGCTGGACCTTGCAGGTGCTAGTACTGATCGCAGTGACCGACTGTACAAAAGTCAGTACTATGCATTTGATCCCCTGGTTGACTATGACAAGCTGGTCAACTACAGTGAATATTACTGGTTACCAACTGGTCCACTAGAGGTAGATGTCACCGGTGGTAACGCAGCTATCACAAACACAGTTGAAGTTTCTCGTAACAATAATTTCTATAGTTTCAGCGGACAGCTAGGACAAAACCCAACTCTAACTTTGATCAGAGGCGGTAGCTATCAGTTTCAAGTTGCGCAGAATCAAACCAGCACTGTAAATCTACGTGTGACCAATCAAGGTAACCGAGCCTATGTGATTGACTATGTTATCAATCCTGAGCTGACCTTGATCAGAGGCAACACCTACATCTTCACATTGAGTATTGAAGGCAGTTTTCCATTTTGGATTAAAACCTTGCCTAGCACAGGCTTGGTGAATATCTATAGTCAAGGTATTACCAACAACGGCGCCAGTGAAGGTACTATTGTGTTCACAGTGCCTCAAAGTGCGCCTGACACACTATACTACAATGCTGAAAACAGCTCTCAGATGGCTGGCAAATTCAAAATCATTGATGGTGTGCCTGGCACTGGTCCTCAGTTTTATATTCAAGCACAACCTGGTATTGACGGCAAAATGCCTACCACACCCAACATCAGTAGCCGTGATGTTTTGGGCGTAATCAACAATGGTGAAGACCTAGGCACAGTGACTTTCAATGTGCCACTTAAGAGCGCACAGAATTTTTATTATACGTTGACCGAACTTGATCCAGTCAACTTGGTCAGTGATATTCCTTATCGTGATATCAATCACGCTTATGTTGATGATTTCTTTGCAAGATATCCTGATGGTATTGATGGCATCACTGATCTTGATGGCAAATTTATCATATTCAACATTCCTAGTATTCAAGAGCAGTTTCCTTTTATCAATGATTCTATCGCCGGCGGCTGGCTAAGAGCTAGTTTTTATAGTCCCACACCTGAGGATGACGAGCAGCCAGGTTACAATGAACGTCCTTTCAGCGAAGTTGAAGAAATCATTGACTTTGATGAACGCTACAGTATTTGGCAGATTCAATACATAACTGATCAAACTGGACGTCAATATCTTAATGTGACGTCGGCTCGAGCCGTGGCTGAATTACAGAAATTTAGAATTCTTGAAGGCAGTCAATACAGCAGCACTCAATGGTATCGCAGCGACGATGGCTATTTTGAACAGATTCCTTTGCTCACAGCAGTGCTGGATACTCTTTACTATCAAGACAGTGTGGATCCACAATTGGTTGGCGAAATACGTTTGATTGATGTTGAAGATGCCAGTGTATTGAATGTCAACAATATCATTGGTGCAAAACAGTATACCAGTCCCAATGGCGTGACTTTTAGCAACGGACTTGCTGTGACTTTCCGAGGAGATGTAACTCCTGTTGAGTATCGCGATAACACTTATTATGTAGAAGGTGTTGGAGAAAGCATTGTATTGGTTCCAGTGGTAGACATGGTCC